TTGATTCGCAGCAGGATCATCATGATCGTATAGAAAATGCCGCCGCTGTGATAATTTGTGATTGCAAAGCCCTCCTCCTGCAGCTCCGCGATCTTCTCCTCTCGCAGCTCCTCAATATCAGGGACTGGCAATATTTCATCCAGAATGGTTTCATCAATCACTGCTAACCACCTCCACACCTACAGCGTCAATTACCACATTAAGCTGCCGCATGTCACTCTCACCCTCAAACCGAAACGCGCAATAGAGGCGAAACATATCATCCCTGAAACTAACTGTGACGGTGATGCTTTCGGAAAGAATAACCTCCCGCCTGGAAAGCCCAACTCTGGCCCGTTGGGCAATTTCCATTTCGGTCAGGGCGCTGTCCTCCGCCTGAATAAAATCATAGAGGCTCCATCCAAACTCTGAATCATAAAAGAGATCTCCCTTTTGCGTAATCGCCTCCAGGAGAATATTCTGGTATAGGCAATCCAGGCCAGCGCAGAGGGGGGCATCACCGTCTGTGGCCTGTGTAATATTCCAATTTTCATCCAGCCGGATATCTGTGTCGTTTAAGCCTGTCACAGGGATACCTCCTCAATAATTACCGGGTTCAGTTCCCCGTATGCATAGGCTATGGCGAGAACTGCCCCCTGCTGGAAGCATTGCTTCGATTTAATTCCGGGCAGAGGGGGAACGGCTGCATCCGGATTCCCGAAGCGGTCAAGGACCTCTAATGTATATTCACACCAGGGATTTCCTGCTTCTGTGGATACCGCAGATACAGCAGCATATACAATGGACGGAATGGCCATATGCGGATATTCTTCCGAGAAAAGCTTTTTCACCACGCTTATAATCATTTCAGACAACATCGGTATCCCCCTAGAAAAAGATCGTAGTCCGCAGGAACCCGGCATCATTTGTGGTAAACATGATTTTAGATACTTCAAAAGTGCCGCTGAGCCGGGGATGTACTACGCTTATTTTGTGTGAATGCCTGACAAAGGGCACGGATGCCGTTTGCAATTCCCAGCGGCCATTGGTGCGGTTCAGTTGCAGGATATTCACGCCATACTCAAAAACATACACCTTTTTCTGCTCCGGCTGTGTACCCCAGTGGAAGGTGTCACCCGAGAAAAAGAAAGGAACGGAAATGCCCCACATGGCGTGAATGATCTTTATGGCGTTTAGCCCCGACATCTGGCGAATTGGTACAAGCCTGCGTTCCGGGTAGCCTTGTTTTGACAGGGAGAATGAGGAAATGCCAGCTTGTCTTAAAATATAGGTCAACAGCTCCTGTGGGGTTGTCGACAGGAACGTGTTATTAATTGTGACCGTGTCCAAAAGGATCATGGAATCTTTCAGCAGCACTGTATTTGCCGTATCGCCTAAATTATATGGTGCTGATATGTACCCGGTAAAAATATCGTTCAAAATGCCATCATAGCCTATTTTCACCGCCGCTGTTTCCTTGGCGGCTAAGGAAAGCACATCCTGAAACTGCTTTGTAAATGTAATCCGGCCCCAATCAAAATAAGAATTTTGGGATGAAACTACTTCAATTTCGACTCCTGAGTCAAATACATATTGTCCAAGCTCCACACGGATCTGCGGGGAATAAAGCTCTGTTATATCCATATATCCCTCACTATTTTAATTGAATAGGTTTCATCTGCCCTGTTGGCTTGGGGGGCTTTGCGCTATCTGTCGCTGGGGAAGAACCCCGATTGGTGCTGAGGTACCTTTGGTAACTTGCGGAAAGAGTGAATGAGCTGGATGTATTAGATGTATTACTTGTGGAATTGGACGGTTTTGTTGAGGTTGAAGAGCCGCTGCTTCTTGTTGTTTGAATTGTCTGCGGGACATACTCCCACAGCTCAATCGTCACGGGCAGCTGCCCTTTTTTGTTTTCCAACTTATGTGTTAGGGATTTAAACAAAACCTTATCAATGCCGTGGACGGCGGTATTCTCGCAGACAATAGAGATGGGTTGGGGAACACTCTGCCCGGAGGTGCGGAACAGCGCCCTAAGCGTAGCCAGCCGTTCGTATTTGGTGGCGGATTCCGTATCATCCAAAATCAGTTCTATATTAATCTTTGCATCCTCATAGCCCACTGCCTGCTTCGGTTTTACGGCAGAACCCTCAACCTCTTGCTCATCAATCTGGGCGGACTCTTTTACTTCAATGCTCTTCACTACGCCGGGGAGGATGACCCCATTGAGCTTTATCACTTCATCCTCTAAAAAGATCACAGGGGCCGTCCTCCTTTTTTATGTAGGAACCGTCACAGCGTCAGTATCCGAGCCGATGCCATATGAATACTGATTGTCCTCAATTTCGTCCAGGATTTTGAGCAGCTGCAGCAATTCCTTCAGCTTATTGATGTCGATATTGAAATTCAGATTCTGGATCGTAGTCTGGCGGCTTCCATTGGATGCGGCATTGGCGTCCGTGTCCTGCTTGGGGCTTTGCTCCACGATTTCATGAATGGCAACCCTCTTGACGGGTTCGCGGGTTGTTTCGATCTTATGAAACCCACGCTCTACCGCATCAGCGGGCGCATCATCCGCACTTCTAATGCCTTCGGCAATGGTTGTCATGGTGCGCTGGCCGGACAGCGTCAGAGTGGAGAGGGGGCCGACCTTTGCATCGGAGAAGGGCAGCATGTTCCTGATATTCTGAAAGATACCCTTCACCGCTTCAACAGGTTTCGATGCCGCACTTTTGATGCCCTCTACCAATGTTTCAATAATGCGCTTTCCGGAATCCCGGAACCATCCAATCTTCTCCTGCACCCAGGAGATCACGGCTTGGAAGGTGCTCTTGATGATACCGCAGCCGGATGCTATGTTTTGGCCTATTCCACTGAAAAAACTGCCCAGGGCAGACAGGCCGCCTTTGATCCACTCAATGCCAGCTTGGACGGCATTACAAGCCCCGTTCCATAAACTTTTTATAAAGGCAGTAACGGTGTCCCAATTTTGCCATAGCAGCACCAAGGCCGCGATCAGCGCGGCGATCCCAATCACAATCCATGTAATGGGGTTTGCCAATAGGGCTGCTGTAAAACTCCACACCCCGGCGATCACTCCTGGCAGCGCGGTTGCCGCCGCAATAATCGCCTGCTTGGCCATGCTAATCAGTCCCAGCGTCATGCTCTTAAGGGCGGCTACACCGTTGATTGCCGCAGTTTTCGCCATGTTTATCAGGCTTAGCGCCATGGTTTTCAGCGCCGTAACGGCACTGATGGCAGCCGTCTTCGCCATATTCAGGATGTTCAGCGCCACAGTTTTGATCGCTGTGATTGCTGTGGCCGCACCTGATTTCATCGTCAGGAATCCGGCTTTGACTTTGTCGGCGGCGAGCATTCCGGCTATTTGAATCGTTTCTAAGATGCTTGGGATGGCTTTTATCGCACCGATGAATCCCCTTACGATCCCTATGCTTTTTGTGAATACCAGGCCGATGCCGCCAATGACAGCGATGGTGGTTCCGGCTACTGTCAAAAAGCCGCCCAGCGCCAGAACAATCAGCATGATCGTGCGGACTAGATCCTGATTTTTTTCGGCCCAGGACGTACACTTGAGCACCAGATTGGAGGCTCGGCCTATCAGATTATTTACCGTTGGAAGCAAGGTAGAGCCGATTGTTTCTTTCAGGTTCCCGATCTGCTGCTGCAGGACTTCATACTGGGAGGATTCCACGCTGTTGATGGCATTTGCCATATCAGTGGTCACGCCGAGGCCCGTCCCCATGGAGTCATACAGATCCAGGATGCCGCTCTGCAGTTGATCCGTCTTATTGTAAAACAGATCAATAAACTGTACGGATAGGGTGTCCCCAAAGGCCTCTTGGATCTCCATTTTTTCAATCGCATCTATGGTGTCCCCGTATTTGCCTTTGAGTTGGTCGAGTATTTCTGGCAGGCTCTTCAGCTGGTTGTTCGCGTCCAGAAACTCCAGACCCAGGGCAGCGCCGCCCTTTACGGCGCTGCGCAGGAAGGCGGCGTACTTCGTTCCCGCTTCGCTGCCGCCCATGGTGGCCTGCAGCGCGCCCAAGATGGCCAACTGCTCCTCCATAGGCACATTGGCGTTGGTGGCCGCAGCACCGAGGCGGGAGATGGATGCTGACATCTCTGATCCGGATGTTTTATACAGGCGCACCGCAGTGGATAGCCCGGAAGAAAACATCTCGCCGAATTCTATATCCGACATCTCCTCGTAATAGTTTTTATAGATGCCGTAGCTAGTGGCGAAGAGGCTGGTCATTTCTTCTGTTGTGGATTTGGTTGCCACCGCTGTCAGTCCCGACAGTTTTGTGTATTCGGCCACGCCCTCATCCGATAGGGATGCGATACCAGATTTGATATCATAGGCGGCGGTAATAAAATCCGGGGCGGTGGTGCCCTTCCAGGTGTTACTAAAATCCACAGCTGCAGCTTTGATAGACTCCAGGTCTTCCACGCCCAAAGACGTCAGCTCTCCGATTGCCGTTTGGGTGGCGAAGGTGGCCTCCACCGGGGCCAGTACCGCACTGGTGATCTCCTGTCCCAACGTTGCCATCGCAGAACCTGTGCTGACAAGGCTGCCCAGTGCTGAATCCAAAGATTGTAAATCAGATACGGCCCCTGAAGCGGAGGACGATACCCCCGCCATCGGCCCTGTCAGGTGGTCCACCATATTCATGATAAGGGACAAACGGAATACAGATTCAAGGCTCAGGGTGTATCACCCCCTATTCTGAACCAAAGACCTTGGCGATCGCTTCCGCGAAGTTGTGCTGTTCCACTTCCTGCAAATAACGCGCTTTGGCATATAGCCGGATGAAGTCTTCATAAGGCAGCAGCCCCAACTCCCCGGCCTCGCGCAGAAGGGCAGAGGGGACATACTTGTAGATCTCCAGCGTTGCCGCTGCAACAAAGTCTGCCCGCACCTCCGCAAGCGCACCTTCTACACACGCTTTAAATTTGCGTTCTGCCCCAGCCCCATGTTCTGCAGCAGCTGCTCCGCCATGGTAATCGCCGCTGCCGGATACTCCTCCAGCAGTTCCTTTGTTTCCTGTTCACACTCATCTGTGATATTGTCCAAGATGAAGTCCTTGGATGCCCGCATCATGGATCTGGAGATGTTCTTCAGGTAGCGGTCATAGCTCTGGGTAGAGGGCCGCTTAAAGAACAATTGCTTCTCAATCTCCGTCTCGTCATCCGGTACCAGTGTAAACTTCATCCTCAGCACCTTGCCGTATTTCTCCTGCAGCCCTTTTTCAGCGGATACCCCTGCATCGAGAATATCCTGGTTTTTCTCATAAAAGTTGTCCATGGTAATAGACCTCCATTTTTATTAAATCGGTTCAACGCCGTCCTGCGTGATTGTCCCAACCACCAACAGGTCAATGTCCACCGACAGTTCCTTGTCCCCCTGGGACGCCTTCATGCTCCGCTTGGTAAACTGTGCTTTGTTGAGGACATCAATCCTGGTCTTGCCGCCATCATTGGCGTAAGAGACCACAATTTTGGGGACTTCAATCTCGTAGAACTTTTTTCCCACACGTTTGCAGTAGTCCAGAATAATGTCGTAATCATCACGGGAAACAGTTATTTTTGCGTTGGTTTTATAATTGCCCCGCCCATACCCCCGCGCTTTGTACCCAGCGCCGTAAACCAGTTCTTTTTCCAGTTCGTCATCATAGCTTATTTCCGTGGGCTGTAGGCCGGACAGTCCGGACAGGGCAATGTCAACATCCCCCCAGTCATAGGCCTTCCCGTTTACAATTAAACTCATAGCCTTCCGCCTCCTTCCTAGTTCGCTGTGGCGCGGCCAATGTCAACCAGGATCTCACGGATATAGCCGCGGGATTTATAGCGCACAACGACTTCCATTGTCTCTGTTGCCTGAATGTCCTGGCCCTCCGGCACCGTGACAGTGGCGGAAGAGATCTCCTTAGTGGTGACCATATCATCCAGGGGTGCTTTCAAGAACTCCGCCCGCACCTCCAGCTCCTTCTGCTGGTTATCAAGGTCAATGTCATCCTGAAGCAGCGGCAGACCCGCTTTGCGCACTTCGGTGATCACCTTGTTTTTTACCCTGGAATCTTCCATATAGCGATAATCGCTGCCATCCGGGGACATCATTCGGGCGTTGTACACAAAATAGCCGGACAATCCGCTGTAGCGCCGGAACATCAGATATCGGGCAGCGTCCAGTTGTTCAATGTAGTCGTCAATCCCCGCTGGGCGCAGCGCCAGCATCTTGTTCTCGTCAATGGACATGCCCGCCGCCACCGCCGTGCGTCCAATGGATTGCTGGACGGAAGTGCAGGAGTACAGGCCGCAGACAATCCCCGCGTTATTGATCTCCCTGGTGACGCCATCCATGCCGATATACAGGCTGCGGGCGGCAACCACCTGAATGTCGTAGTTGCGTACCACCTTTGAATCTGTAGATAACCGCGCTACATAGGCATCAGTCGTTTCATTTTCATCTGGTGCATACGCCTCCAGAACAAAGGCCAGGGGTTTCTTGTATGTATCCTGCAGTTCCACCTGCTTTGCCGCCACCGCCACCCAGAAGGCGGCAGGGGACTCGCCGACTATATGAACAAATTCAAAGAGCTCATCGAAGTGGCGGAGTTTGTCAATGGCTGACAGCGCGGCTTCGGTGGTCATGGGCGGAGCTGTTGTGGTGAACTGGTAGATATCATCCACCTCAAAGGCCGGGTCTGCGGTGCCAGCTGTAAAGGTGGCCTTTAGTCCAGTTTCGGAAAGCTCATACTCTCCGCTGATGGGTACGGTTTGTTCCTCAGAATAGGAATTCCCACCATCAATGGAGTACTCAAACAGGGCGCTGTTCAGCCCTCCACGGCCTGTGATCTTGATCAGAATGCTGTATGCATTATAGGGGCTGCCGGAAAGCGCCACTGTGCCACCGTCCACGTTCTGATCTGCAGAAACTTTCGTGATCTCTCCGGAGGCGGTGGCCGTCACCGGGACGCAATAGATACAGTTGGAGCCATTTTCAACGCTGTCTATTACCTTGTCCGCCAGGGGAGACAGCCCCAGTAAACGCCTGATTTTCGTGGCAGTCATATTCCCTGTGATGGTGATCGGCGTGGCGCTTTCAATTGGGGATACACCGATTTTCACATGGATGCCTGTG